CATAAGTTTCTTGGTCTATTACATTTAAAACTCTGTGATTAAGACCTGAGCCTTGTGCATATATAATAAAATTAGAATCTGAACTTAATTTATATTCTACTTGATAAAAATCTATAAATGAATCCGGAGAAGCACCAACACTTACATCTAAAGCTACAATTACAGTTCCATCATTATATTCAATTAATTGGTCAGATAAAGTCACACTTGCTGGTGCTTGAACTGTAAATGGATTTGGTAAAGTAGTTGATGGAGTGCTTGATACTTGACCTTTTGTAGACCAAGTATAATGAGATGCTTGGTATTCCACTAAATTAAGATTGATTGTATAATCCTCATTAAATGTCATTGAAAGCACTCTAAAAGCTTTACTTGAAAAACCTAAGCTAGATAAAGTGACATTTACAATATCTCCTATATGTAATTCATAAGCTTTAAATCCACAGTTAATACTAAGACCTAAAGACTCTCTTGATCTTCTTAAAATAATCTCAGCCATTTCTTCAGCTTGATATGTTGAAGTTATAGTTCTAAAATCAAATCTACCCTCTAGCAAAAATCCCCCATCTGCTGATTTCATTGTTGCGTGTTTATCTTCGTTTGCATATCCACTATCGTCTATGGCTGGATATTGAACTTCATTAACTTGATAGTTTCTAGCTGGGTCAACGTATGAAACAATAACTCTATTATATTTAGAATTTTTTGTAGGAGAAGCTAAAGCATATCCACCTATAATATCATCTTCTGTTAGTGATACTGAAGCTGAGCCTGTTGTCTCAATAACTAATTTATATTTACCTTGAACATAAGGAAGATAACCTCTCATACCTTTTACAATATCTCTTACATTGTCTAATACTTTTTTTGATGTATCTATAACAGCATTACAATCAAATATATTAATATCACTACCACCTGAATATGGTGTGACCTGTGTGACGCAAACTTGTGAAGCATCGTAAAAACTTTGTAAATCTAAACTTGATGTAGCAATACCTTTTCCATATCTTTCATTTCTTAAATAATCTAATAAACAAAAAGCTGGATTTGTAGAAAATGATGCTGTTTGCTCTGATAAATCAGATGCTAATGTGACAATTTTTTTACCTTTTACTTTAGCTTGAACTTGTGGAATACCACCAAAGACATCTTGATTCCATTTAAACCTTAAAGCTAAATAACAAATACCTCTTAGTCTATGATTACTTCCCCAAGATGATAGAGGTGTTAAAACACTTGATGCTACTTGATCGTCTGTTCCCATAAATGCTTGTATCTGAATATGACTTGTTGAATCTTTGTAAAAAACACTATCACTACTTGCTACTTCTCTTACTGTGCCATGTGTTAATGCACCATCAAATGTGACAACCTTATCATCAACTCTAATTTCTTCTATTGAATTTACCTCTCCCTCTGAAAGTGCTAAAGCGACATACAGGTAAGTATTATCTGTTCCTGAAGTTTCAATAAAAACTCGTGTACCACCGACCAATCTTTCCCCATAAATAATTGGCAAACAGGCATTGTTAGATTGTTTGTTAAGTAAAATACCTCGTTCAGTTTCTTCAAAATCATTTGTACCAAAGTCAGGAACATCAGGCTTTATTGATCTTGAAAATAACCAACCAATAGCAAATACTCCTAAAGCAACATAAGGATTAAAAGTACCATTAAAAATACTAAAAACAGAACCAATTGCTTTTGAGCCTTTGTCTAAAATTGTTTCTACTACTCCACCCATAACCAACTGTCCTTTATAGTTTGTTTCATAATTTTTCTAACTTTATTATTACTATCTAATCTAATCCAATGTATCTTTTTATTTAATCCTAATAATTCTGCACTATTATTTTTTAACCAACTCATTATTTGTTTAACATTCTTTGTAGCAATAAAATCAATATGCAACATAATATTTCCACATTTCCAATTTTTTATCAATCCTGTCTTTAAAAAATTTTGTTCTATTTCTTTATTAACTAAAGCCCAATTAACAAAACCATAAATACCTTGTTTATCTTTAAATATTTTATATTGGTTAAGATTTATAGATGGCAAAATATGATAATATAATTCAGAATATGTATTTTTTTTATATTTATCAAAGCTATGATACAGGCTAATAATATTATCAAAAGTTGTCATTCTCTACCCCATTTAATATCTAATACAGTTTCACTTGAAAAATCCATTCCAACATCTGTACTAAAAAATCTTTGTTGAGAGGCATTGTTTGTTTTTCTACCTGATTTTTTATCAAAGTCTGCCCAATGAGAAACTACAATTAGTTTAACATTTGATTGAGTTTCTGTTTCTGAAATTTCAAATGTATCTATATTTCCTGAGTATAATAATATTGGGTCAGCTATAAGTGAATTACTTGAATTTAATAATCCTCTATATATTTCAACAGAATCATTAACTATATTTTCATTTAAAACTGTTGATATAAAAGTTTGGTCTGCACCTGATAAAGATAAACTTAGTGAAGTCTTTGTAATATCAACTTGTTCTTCAAATGATGACCCACCTACTAAAAATGCAGAAGCTGTATATGTTCTGCTTGTTCCTGATATTGATGATGTTAAAGGAAATCCACAATCAGTAATAAATATAGGTGTTGAAAATCCTATTTCTATTAAATGAACAGGTCTAATCTGACCTGTTAATAACTCGTTTTTTAGTGCTGTCGTTAGTGTTCGTGCCATGTTCCTCGTAATATGTTCTAGTTATAGCTTCTGTACCTTTTAACATGGTAAAATTAAATTTGCTATCAGGTTTTTTATAAGCTTTTAAATCGTTTGTTTTTTCATCAATCTCATCTTCATTAACAATAACAGTAGCTTCAAAGTCTGCACTAATTAAGTGTGTAATTTTGTATTTTTTCATTAAAGAGTTTCTTCAACATCCAACTCAAATTGATATAATAAATTTCCACTATTATCTGCACCTACAGTACCAAACTCTTGAATATCGTTAATAAGATGGACAGTAAATGGAACATTATCATAAGTGACAGCAGAATTATTTGTAAGTGCTGTTATAAGTGGTGGCTCTATTGTTATCGTTGCTTCATTAGACCCATCTGCTGTTGCATCTGCAACTACCATATAAACTTTAGTATGTGATGCAAACTTAACAAAGTCTCCAGCTTTTAAAGTTCCTGTCATGCCATCAATATCTATTGTAGTGTCTCCTACTGCGTGGACACCATTAACAAGAACAGTACCACTTACATTACCTCTAGCATCCTCTATTTCAGGTGGTATTATTGTAAAGTTTTCTTTTCCTGATCTTTGCTTTATAATAAAAGCCATAAGTTCTCCATAAACATCTGATCTTTTTGCTGTAATAATTTGTGCTGTAAAACTAAATCTTTGATTATCAACCTGTCTTGCTAATTTTTTTCCTGATATAGATTTAGAAATAATGGTATTCTGTGTTGATCTAATACCAAGTGTTTGAAATTTAGATGTTGATATTGGAAATGCACCACTCATTATACTAACTCACTTCTTCCTTTTTCTGCTAAAGCATTATTTATTATTCCTGTTATAGTACCTCTGTTCTCTTGTAAAGCTTCACTAAATCCTCTTGAGTCTATTGTGTTGATTGTAAAGTTCACATTAACTGCACCACCACCTGTACCTCTAGCTGATTGTGTTATTTGACCTGATGAGTTTGGTATAAACATTTCTGCTCCTCTTTCTCCAACTATAACAGGCTTACCTTTTGATACTGCTCCACCATTAGCCATCATTGGCATACCAAAAAAAGAGCCAATAGCCCTTAGAGCCATTTGTTTTTTTAATTCTGAAGTTTGACTTTTTAATGAAGCTACTATTAAACCCTCATCTTTAACTTGTTCTTTTTTAAGTGCGTTTCTAATTGTTTCTTGAATTACAATTTGAATTGTAAAAGCTACCATATCTACTAATAATTTTTGTGCTATTTCTTTAAATGTCATGTTTAAATCTTTACCAAGAACTAAAGCTTCTGCTAATCCTCTTGAAAATGCTTTAATACCACTTGTAGCCATTTTTGTTAATGTATTGTTTAAATTTTCAAAATCTTTTTTAAATGACTCTAAAACACCATCTTTAATTTTTTGAAAACTCAAACCAAATTTTTCTACTGATTTATCTGCACTATCAAGTGCATCCATCATTTCATTAAATTGTTTTTTAGATATTTTTGCATTTTCTTCTAAGCTTTTTAAAAATTTTCTAATAGTTGATTCTGCTTTACCAAAATTATCTGCTGTTTCTTTAGACTCCTCATTAATTTGTTTTAAAGGTATTTTTAATCTTTCTCCAGCTTGTCTAAATTCTTCAACTGTTTTTAAATTAGCTTTTAATGTATCCTCTGATATTAATTTTAAAAACCTAAGTCCTTTTGCCATACCCTCAATCATAGTACCCATAGCAAGACTTAATTCTCCAAGAGCAGACCTAATAATGTCTATTGTGGACATTATTGCAACTACAAGCAATTTACCTTTTCCACCTAACATAAGGAAACCAATAATACCAAATTCTCTAATACCTGATGGTAAAGCTTTAACTGATTCTATAATTCCACCAATAGCAAGACCAATCATTTTAAATACAGGTGCTAGTGTATCCATTAAAACTGCTCCACCTATAAGAACAGATTTAGTAAAATTAATCATAAAATCAGATGTTTGTATTGCTAACTTCTTTAACAAATCTCCATTATTATCTATAATTTTATTAATATCTACTAATGCTTGTTTTACAAAATCAAAAAAACCAGCTTCATTAGTCTCTCGTCTAAATTTAAAAAGTTTATCTCCTAACATTGATAAAGTACCTGTAAGTGTAGTTGATAAAACTTCTGTCGCTTTTGAAAATCTACCATCTTCTCCAAATGCTTTTTCAAATGCTTCTATTGTATCTTCTACTGATACAGTTGCTCCAGCTTTAAAACCTAATAATGCTCTTACACCTCTTTCTCTAAAAATATCTGCTGAAGCAATACCACCAGCAAATGATCTTTGTATTTGTTCTGCTGTTGTTCTAAAATCTAATCCTGTGACCGATGCAACATTACCTGTAATTTTTAATATTTTTTGTAAATCATCTGCATCTTTTGATACAACAGCTAGGTTTCCTGATGCACCAGCTATTTCTTGTAGTGAAAAAGGAACTTTAGATGCAAAGTCTGTTAAACCTTTAAAAGCTTTTTGACCCTCTTTAGCATTACCAAATAAAAAATTAAATCTAATTCCTAGTTCTTCAACTTCTCTACCAACATTAATAAATGATCTTACAACAAGACCACCACCAATACTAAGTAATGCAGTTTGTATAGAAAATATTGAACTTCTTAAATTTGTTAATCCAGCCCTGATGCCATTGAAAGCTTGTTTGGTTTTATCTTTTGCTAATATATTTAATACTAAATTTTGTGCCATTATCTGTGCCTTGATTTATTCATAGCTTGTTCGTGTTCTTCGCTTTCTAATAAAAGATAGCCTAACCAATGGTTATACTCCCATTCTTCCATTTGTAAAACTTCTCTTAAAGGTATTTTTAGTCTATCAGCTACAAT